TGAGCTGCTTTAGATGCAGTATAGTCTGGTTTGTACATATCATATTTCGTTGCACCAGAAGTGTCTAAGTCTCTTCTAGGGATTGCATGAGCAACTCCTGTAGAATCAATCTTCTTGGCTGCAAGCATATCATCCCAATGAAGTGACTCTGCTCTTCTATTGTCTACTGGTGTAGGTGGGATTGCATCAGATCCCCCTGTTAAAGTTTCTGGTGTAGTTCCAGAAGAAGCAAATTCTCCCTGCCTACCAATGAACATATAATAGTTGGTAGGGGCGGCTTCTGAAAATGATTCTTTAAACTGTTCAGCGTTGTGAAATCTGAATTTTGAAGTGATTATCGCTGCCATTATAATTCCTTTACCTTGTTAAATTATTTATAAGAGTTTCTATGCACCAGTTGTATCATCGAAACTTGGTGGTGCTGTATTATCTGAAAAATCTGGTGGAGTTGTATTATCGTCAAAAGTTACGTATTCTCCAGTGGCCACATTGACTCCCCTAATGTATGAGGGTGGTGGTACGTTCCAAAGTTTGTTTGATTCTCTGGGAATTGTAACGTGTTCTTCCATCTGAATGAAGTCTCCATCTTCAAACAGAATATGATCAATAACATCATCATGATTACCATGCTCGGCTGCATCATCAACTAATCGAGATAACCTCATGATGTGATTTATAGGAACATCCCCAAAAGATCCTATGGTCATCGTAGATCCCATCTCCCAAATACCAATCTGAATGTTGGTATAGTTCATGGTTGAATCATAGACTCCTGCACCTCCAGCCGTTACATTATCTGTTCCTGTTTCTGGAACTGATCTACGTGTCATATTTGGATATGCATAGTCCAACCCTCCACCCAATCTTTGTGGTGATGTATCAGCAGTAGCAGGATATGCTGTTGCCCAGAGATACTTGGTTGCAGTCTTTTGAGTTGCACCCAGACCATATCGATTCTTTCTGAGTGAATCGAATCCACTGTAGATAGATCGAATTGTGATATCCTTGTGAGTTCTTACTGTGAGATCTCTTGTGTCTTTATCAAATGCTCGTGTAAGAACTACCTGTCCTTTTTCACCAATGGTTGCAGGAGTTGTTAAAGAGTTACTGACTGTAAATTGAAGTGAGCCTTCAGTTGGAACTGCTGTAACTGTATGGTATCCATCGTATCCTGAAGTAGTAACACCCATCACCTGTATTTCTTCACCTACCTGAACACCATGAGCTCCCTGAGAATTTAAAGTTGCTGTAGTACCAGATCTTGTTATTGATTCAATAGATGTGACCAATCCAATCTCATGGCCAGTCATATTGTTACTACGTTTCAGAGTACCAGTGGTAAAGTAAGTAGTTCCTTTCATCTCCACTTGACTTGCGATTGAAGTACCATCATCTGTAGTACCCAGCTTTCTTCGGAAGACTGTAGTAAGGACTGCCTCAAAGAGACTTGCAAGTTCTGGTGTGATTGAAGTGATTCCAGTAATTGGTGTGGTCATTCTAGTTGCGACCTTGGTAGAGATACTTACCTCACCAAAGACTGCAAATCCAGCAGGGTGAACTGCTTTCTTGACGGACCCTCTCCAATCAGCTATAGCTGCTCCTGCCCTGACCACATAAGAAAAGTCTTGGTAATAGAATGAGTCTTGAATCTTCATCAATGATTCACTGACCTTACCCTTGTCATTCTCATACGCACCAGCAGTTGTACCTACTGTTCCTATGTCTGCTGTCATAGATGCTTGAGATTTCTTTGCAAGGATAGCATAATTAGAAATAGATCCTCTTCTTATGATCTCACCAACATTGAATGAATTGGTTTTCATTGTCAGTGTTAGAATCTGTCTAGTCTCATCCCACGATACAACATCAGCAGTAGCGTTAGAAGTCTGACCTGTAATGTTATCACCTACACTAAATGCAGTACTGAGTGTTAAATCTTGTGGAGTTGACTCATTTATATTTCTGGTAAGTAAAACCTTGAGAGGAACTGTAAGGGTTGGTGCTGAGGTATATCCTGTACCAAAGTTAGTGACCTCAAGACCCTTGACTGCGCCAAGATCTTTCTGAGCCCAGGCAACAAAAGTAGCACCTGTACCATGAGTAGTTACACTTGTTAGATATGCCTTTGCTCCAGAAGTAGATCCAGTAATTGTATTTCCTTGTGCAAAGGTTCCAGTTGATCCTACAATACTTGCGTTTCCTGTTCTCAGTACTGCAAGTGTTCCAGATGCTCCACCAGATGTTGTAATTGTTTCCCCTGCTCTAAACTGACCTGAAGTTGTTTCTGCAAGTGTGGACCATCTTATTGTTGCGGTTGTAGCAACCACTGTAGGAACAATCTCATATCCAGACCCACCACTGAAAGTTTGAATATTAACTACCTGTCCTGCTTCAGATGCAACTCCAAGATCTGTAAAAGTTTGTGTTTCTAACTGTATCTGATTACCAGTATAAGCATCAGTTGCTTCAGTTGCATCTTCGTATACAATGTGATCAAAAGTGTCCATTCCATATTCACTGGCAATAGTAAGCGTTACTCCACTTCCATTAGCAGTAGCATTTTTTGATATGGTGATTGTGCCATTGTTGCTTGATCCTGCTGTTACAATAGAACTTATTGTTACAACTTCACCAGTTGGTATTCCTGTACCACTAATCTCTTGACCCACATAAAGAGTGGATGTGGTTATGTTTGTAATTGAATTTGAACCACTAGAAGTATTTCCTGTGACTGTATGACTAGCAGTATCTCCTACCTCTGGAGCGACTGCACCACCGACACAAGTAATCTTTGCAGAAGCTCCTGTACCTTCGGTATTTGCATTGTTGAAAAATAGATCTTGTCCTACTTGATATTGTGTGCCTGGATTATCGATTGCGACTTCCTCCACCGATCCAGGCGATACGTCTACAATAGATATTTCAGCTTTCTCCCCGACAAGACTTGTTGTTGTAATGACATCATTTGTGGTATAGAAAGACCCACCATCTGTTACATTTGCACCTGTAATTATAGACTGAATCGTTCCTGCAATTGCCAAGTCAACATTTACATTATCGACACCTGTGATAGTAGCACCAGAAATAAAAGTACCATCGATTGACGGAACATTAAGTATCAACTCAAAGACAGTAGTTGCACCTTCTTGAAACTGAAGAACCGACTCTACTACCACTGTAGATGCTTCAGCTCCAAGATCCACATCAACTGTTTGTGTGATTGTTTGTCCTGCAAGATTTGTAGGATCACCTTGAGTTGCAACTATACGAAGAACTGTGGCAGTGGTCCACTCACCGGCAGATATCTTGAGTACATTGTCCTTGGGGTAAAAGATCTCAGGAGTTTCACCAAAGATCAATCTAAAGAAAAGTTCGTGGCCTCTTCGTGTTCCTTTCGCACGATACAAATCACGAATGTTCTTGACCAGATTTCTCTTAGATACTCCTGAAGCAAGAGTGTTTGGAATGGCTGTAAGATAAGAGTCTCTGAACTGGTCAAGAAAATCCGTGATAGTTTTATCGATATCGGCATACTCTAGAAGTTGCTGAAGAGTCTGAACTGGATTACCTTGGTACTTGGAGATCTTACCACGAGCTTTGGAAGATCCTCCAGTGATGATCTCACCGACCTGAAAGAAACGATTTTGTTCTATGTAGATTGCCGCATTGGCATTGTCCTCTGCAAGAACTGTAGCAGTTGCACCAGAGGTTAGACCTGTGACTACCTCACCTTTTTCAAAGACACCAAAAAGAGAATCGTCTGTATAGACTTTACTACCATCTTCTAATAATAGGAAGTTGGTAGTGAGTTCGTTCTCAAGAAGAATATTGTCAGGGGCTTGATTGTCAACCAAGGTAATCTTTGCAGATTCCATAAACTCATAATAGAGTCTTAGGAACTCCACAAAGACAGGATGATCTGTCCTTACAAACTCTGGAAATTTATCCTCAATAAATGAGGATATCTTGGTATCTAGAAAAGTGTTAGCCATTTATCAATTTTGATATGCACTACCAACTGAAGATGTAGAACTAGAGGTTGTGTATCCAACTCCAGCTGTTGCAGTACCTTCTGCAAATGTGTCAATTTCTGCTGTAGTTGAACTTGCCACAGTATCGATCTCGATAACTTGATTTCTTACAGGAATGACATCGTTAGAGTCAGGCTTTAAAGTAATGTCGATAGTACCATCTGCATTCTCAACTGAAGTAATATTCAAAGAAGTTAGTACAACCTCTCCTGTATTGTAATTAATCGTACCTGCTGTAGCATTTGTGATTGTTTTTGTGGTTCCTCCTAAAAGGTAGAAAGTACGAACTATACCACTCCCATTATCATCAATATACTGTTCATTAGTATCCCCAGCAAGAAAAAATCCAGATGACTCCAATACAGTTTGAGAGTGATTTGCACTTGGATGATAACCAGCGTTGTTGAAATTAATGGTATACTTAGTGGAAGCATTCAGAGTTGGTGTGATCTTTCTCTTGAGTTTGAGAGCTACTGTACTCGAAAGTATTGCTTGATCTGCATCATCTATCGCTTTGAGAAGATTGGAATGCCTGAAAACACTATCGAACTTCTGAAGGTTGTTTGTATTGAAAGTTGATATTGCAGTTTCTACCAAGGCTCTAATATCAGTATTAGTTTTTTCTGAAATTGTTGAGTTGTATTTCACTGTGGTTGTAAGCTCCAGTAGAAGTGTGATGGGATCGACAATTACAGGAGTAATTGAAGCCACGTTGAATGCTTTGAGACTATTGACAATAGAATTTTTAGTTGTTGTCGTAAGTGTCGTTCCTGTATTTGGTTTGATCGATATGTAAACTTGACCATATACAGCAGGATCATTATCCTCCCCACCCCAAACAGATAATGATTTTATGTTTGTATAGATGCTTGGAACTATTGTCTTGTAATCATCTGGAGTTACTGCTCTAGTTTGAGCTGCAAACTTCAGTGGTGCATTGAACTTGATAGAATCTACAGACTCAGATAGTCCTCCACCAGATGCACTTGATATTGTAGTGACTGTTACGTTGGAATATCCACCTATGGTTGAAGCTGCTGTGAATGCACTAGCACCATCTGCATCTGATCCATTAGTAACAACATAATCCAATATTACAATATTACCATCAACAGGTTTTTGACCTGAGACTCCATCACCAAAGTAAACTTCAAATCTTCCGTCTTCAACTTCTTGCAAAAAATATTTTGTGGATGTTGATGTGAGATTTGTATAGTCTGTATTGAGAGTATACGTTGTTGTAGTTATATCTGATGATGAGTTTTGGACTCTTACTTTCAAAGTATTAGTATCCACATTTGCTGAGGGAATTATAAATTGTTGCTCAAGATTTGAACTATTTACTGTATACTGAAAACTGATACGTGTTCCCTCAAATACCTTGACATCTGTAAAAGCAAAAATACCTGTATTAGAAGTTGAGGTTGTGTCTGATGTGGTTACAAAATTATAAGTTGTGTCATTTACTGAAGTTGTAAAGATTGTTCCAGCAGGCATGACAAGACTAGTCTGGGATGTTGGAACATCAGCAACACTAATCGATATGATTGCATTGGATGCCTTCATAGATGATGGAGTATAACCCAAAGCCTTTGCATGAGATACTGCGTTGGCTCTTAGGACTGAAGAATCTAGGAACATTTCATTTGCAAGCATATTTGCATGAAACGCCAGATAGTGTGTATTGTATGCCAGAAGGTCCATGAGGACTGACATACCAGATCCTTCAAAGTTGTAGTCTGTAAATTGTGATTGTTGGGAAAGGAAGTTTTGAAAGTTTGATTTTACTGCATCAAAATCTAGATCGGTAATCTCTATTTTTCCCTTTGCATTTGTAGCCATATTATCTCAATGCTTCTAAAATTGTTTGGAATTCTATTAACTCAGCAGGCATATTCTCAACATAAAAG